AGTCACACTAAGCGCATGATTAAAAAAATTAAAAATTTTATTTGTAAATTATTAGGCATTAAACAATGTGCATGTCCAGAAGAGGATGAGCATATAGAGTATTATACTAAAATACCAGAACCAGAAATTCCATTATACATGGATGAGAATGGAAAATATTTAAAGTGTGGGACACACAATAGATATAAAAAAAGTTGTCCAATTTGTAGAGAGATAATGGCAGGGTCATAATGGCAGGATTAAGTGCATCAGGATTAAAAACGCAGATTAGAAGTTATACAGAAACAGATTCAAATGTTTTATCTGATTCTGTTTTAGAAAATATTATTTTAAATGCACAGTATAGAATTTTTAGAGATATCCCAATAGATGCAGATAGAAAACAACAAACAGGTAATTTAGTTACTGGTCAAGAATCAATAAATGCTCCAGCAGGAGCAGTATTCATAAGAGGTATACAGGTTTATGATTCAACATCAGCTGTAACTGGGCCTAACGTTTGGCTAGAAAAGAAAGATGTTACTTATTTACAAGAGTATATTTCATCAACAGCATCGGCAAAAAGAGGTCAACCTAAGTATTATGCCATGTTTGGTGGTGCTACAGGTGAATCAGACACTACATCTGGTAGAATGATGTTTGCTCCTGTGCCTGATACCACATACAAATTTAGGGTGCATTTCAATGCTGCACCAGCTCTTTTGGAAAATGACGACACTAATTATGTTAGTTTAAACTTTCCAAATGGTCTATTATATTGTTGTTTAGCAGAGGCGTATGGCTTCTTAAAAGGCCCTACAGATATGTTGACTTTATATGAAAATAAATATAAACAAGAGGTACAGAAGTTTGCTAATGAGCAAGTCGGTAGAAGACGAAGAGATGACTACACAGACGGAGCAGTTAGAATACCGATTACCTCAGCAAACCCATAGGAGATAGGACATGGCAATAACATCGGCAATTTGTACAAGTTTTAAACAAGAAATTTTAGTTGGAACACACAACTTTACAGCTACGAGTGGAAACACTTTTAAAATAGCTTTATTTACAAGTGATGCATCTTTAGGTGCAGGCACAACAGCTTATTCAACATCAAATGAAATTACAAACTCATCTGGAACTGCATACACTGCAGGTGGAGCAACTCTTACAAGTGTTACGCCAACAACTTCTGGAACAACAGCATTTTGTGATTTTGCAGACGTTAGTTATACTTCCGCATCTTTTACTGCAAATGGTGCTTTAATTTACAACGACACACAATCTGACAAAGCTGTTGCTGTTATCGCTTTCGGTGGTGACAAAACAGTATCAAGTGGAACATTTACTATTCAATTTCCAACAGCAGACGCATCTAACGCGATTATTCGTATAGCCTAGGAGGGTCCAGTGCCCGATGTTACTTCAGGATGGGGTAGACTCACTTGGGATCAATCTCAATGGGGTGGCTCTACACTTTTAACAACAGGATGGGGTGCTGAAGATTGGAATAATGGTTCTTGGGGTCAGATAAATGATGAAATAGTTTTTCCAACAGGTGTATCTGCAACAATATCTTTAGGAGATTCAGTAGCATATTCAGCTCAAGGTTGGGGTAGAGATTTTTGGGGAGAGGAGCCTTGGGGTGAAAGTTTTGATCCTGTAATTACACCTACAGGTTTTGAATTAACAGCATCTTTAGGACAAACAGAAGAGTCTAATCAAACAGGTTGGGGAAGATTATCTTGGGGCACAGCTGACTGGGGTGAAGGTAGAGATGAAACTGTATCTCTTTCTGGTGTGGAATCAACTGCTACTGTAGGAAGTATAACTCCAGTATTTACATATTTATTAGAAGTAGGTCCTGCTTTCAAAATGACAGGACAAGTTGGAAGTCTTGGTATTGGTTTAGGTGTTGATATTTCAGGTGTAGAATCTACTTTTGCAACACCTACTTTATCATATTCAGGAACTTTAGTTGGTTGGGGTAGAGATGCTTGGAGTGATAATTCTTGGGGTGAATCTCCAAACCAAGTTATAGGTTTAGTTGGTAATGCTGCAACTGCAAGTGTTGGATCAATATCTCCAGCGGATGTTGTCGGTATATCCGGTGTAGAGGCAACCTCAAATGTTGGTAGTGTAACTTTTGTAATTAGTCCAACAGCTTCTTTAACTGGATTAAATGCTACTATAAGTCAAGGTACTTTAGGTTTAGAATTTGGTCCAGCAGCTATTAGTGGTGTGGCTGCAACAACAAATGTTGGAACTTTAGGTTTAGAATTTGGACCTGCAGAAATAACAGGTATTGAAGCAACAACAAGTATTGGAACTTTAGATGTTGGACCTATTTCTTTAGTAGATTTAACAGGTGTTTCGGCAACATCCTCTGTTGGGTCTTTATCACCAGCAGATGTTGTTGGTTTAACAGGTGTTTCGGCAACATCCTCTGTTGGATCTTTATCACCAGCAGATGTTGTTGGTTTAAGTTTAGATGCGATTACTGCTTTACAAGGAGAGGGTGGAGTTCAAGCTTTTGCAAATATAAATACAGGATCAAACGGCTCTTTTAGCAATATTGACACTGGTTCAAATACATCATATAGTAACACAACAACAGGATCTAATTCGTCTTATTCTGATCAGTCAACAGGATCAAATAGTTCGTATTCAAATGTTGCAAGTGGATCAAATACAAGTTATAGTGACGTCGCATAGGAGATAAAAAATTATGGCATCAACATATACACCTTTAGGGGTAGAACTTCAGGCAACTGGTGAAAACGCCGGTACATGGGGGACAAAAACTAATACTAATTTACAAATTATAGAACAAATTTCTGGTGGATATACAACACAAGCAGTAACAAGTGGTGGAACATTAGCATTATCTGTTTCAGACGGATCAACTGGTGCAACTTTATCTCACAGAATGATTGAGTTTACAGGATCATTATCTGATAATGCAATCGTTACAATACCTATAGATGTACAAAACTTTTATTTTTTAAGAAATTCAACATCTGGTTCATACACAGTTCAATTTAAATATGCTTCAGGTTCTGGAGATAGTTTTACTTTTGCTGCAGGAAACAAAGGTGATGCTCTTGTATTTGCAACTGCAAACGATGGAACTAATCCAGATATAGATACTTTACCAGCTGGTGATGTTACACTTACTGGAACACAAACTTTAACAAACAAAACTTTAACTTCACCTAAAATTGGTACTTCTATTTTAGATACGAATGGAAATGAATTAGCTCTTTTAACAGCTACAGGTTCTGCGGTTAACGAATTTACAATTGCAAACGCTGCAACAGGAAATGATCCAACATTATCTGCAACAGGTGGTGACACAAACATTGATATAGCCATCAAACCAAAAGGATCTGGAGAAACTGTTTTTGGAACAGGAGCAGCAAACGCTACAATTACAACTAGTGGAGCACATGATTTAATATTAGATACTAATTCTGGAACTAACTCAGGGACAATCACAATTACAGATGCTGCTAATGGAGATATAACTATTGCTCCTAATGGAACTGGACAAGCTAAAGCAGTAGATGCTGGAGATAATACAGCTGCAATTAAAATTGCAGGGAAAGAAACTATATGGGTTCCAGCAGTTGCAATGTATCCAAATTCTACAAATGGTGCAGAAGCAGCTCAAGTAGAATTATCAAATGGTCCAGAGTTAAAAGTTTTAGATTTTGATAAAGATTCAGATGAATTTGCACAGTTTGCTGTTGCTTTTCCTAAATCATGGAATGCAGGCACAGTAACTTTTCAAGCTTTCTTTACAGCCACTTCAACAAACACGGGAACAACATCGTGGGCTTTGCAGGGTGTTGCATTAGCAGATAGTGGAGATTTAAACACTGTATTTGGAACAGCAGTTGCACCAACAGCAAAAGCACATAGCGGTACATCAAATGATTTAGACGTCACAGCAGAAAGTGGAGCAGTAACAATCGCCGGATCACCTGGTGATGATGAGTATGTTTTCTTTCAAATATCGAGAGATGTTTCAGCAGATGATTTAAACGCTGATGCAAGATTACTAGGAATTAAATTATTCTTTACTACTGACATAGCTAACGACGCATAAAAGGTATAGAATATGAGAGACTTAAAAAATAAACTTACATCTGGTAAGAACACAAAAAATACTCACAACAAAAAAGGTAAATCTTTTGGTTATCAAATTCTAGGATTTGGTTCTGGTGGCGGTGCTTCAACATTTACTACTAACTTTTTAGTAGTTGGTGGAGGCGGAGGAGCCGGCACAGGTGGAGCAGGAGGAGCTGGAGCCGGTGGTTATAGAGCAGCTGGTTTTGGGCCTTCTCCTTTACAAGCCACAGCTTTAGAACTTGGAGCCGGTTGTTTTACAGTAACTGTTGGTGGCGGTGGTGCGGGTGCGCCTGGGCCTGCATATAGTACTGGAGCCTCTAATGGAGGTAATTCAATTTTTGGTGCATGTGGCGTTGAAGGATGTAACATGATTACAGGAAGTGGTGGTGGAAGATCTGGAGGTCAAAGTGGGCCTGGAGGCCCTGGTGGATCAGGTGGAGGAAGTGGTTTATATAGTTCTACCAAAGGGTGTGGAAATGTTCCGCCTTTTGATCCTCCTCAAGGTAATGATGGTGGAGCACAACCCGGTCCTTCTGCAGCACCAGCTTCTGGTGGTAACACTTCTGGTGGTGGAGGAGCTACAGCAGCAGGCGGTAGTTTTCCAGCAAGTCAAGCTGGAGGTGCTGGAGCGCCTAATTTAATTAACTGTGGTGGTGTACCAGGATTTTCTATAACAACTTTTGCTGGCGGTGGTGGCGGCGGTGGCCCAACTGGATCTGGTGGTGGTTCTGGAGGTGCTGGTGGCGGCGGAAATGGTGGAACAAGTTCATCAAATGGAACTGCAAACACTGGTGGTGGTGCTGGTGGACGTTCAAATACACCTGGTGGTGTACCAGGATTTTCAACTGGTAGGAGTGGAGGTTCAGGAGTAGTAATTGTAAGAACACCTTCTAAAGCTAGTTTAAGTGTAAGCCCAGGAACAAATGCGACAGCAACACATCCAGGTGGAGATAAAATTGCTGTATTTACAGTTAGTGGTACATTAACAATAAGTTAAAAATAATTATATGGCACATTTTGCAAAACTAAAATTACAAACAGATCCTACAGGATTTACTTCTGATACACATTTAGTTGTAGAGAATGTAGTAGTTATAGATAATGCTGTGCCTACAGCAGCAGGACCATTAGGAGAAAATGATATGCACGTTGATGGTGAAACATATTGTCAAACTCTTTTTAAAGGTGGAACTTGGAAACAAACGTCTTATAATAATAATTTTAGAAAACAATACGCGGGTTTAGATTATGTTTATGATGAGGCAAAAAATGTATTTATTGCTCCTCAACCATTTGCATCTTGGACCTTAAATAATGACAGTGATTGGGAAGCACCCACTACGTTTCCATCAATAATTGATGATGGACAAGAAAATCCTGAATGGTTTTACAATATTGATTGGGATGAAAACCTTTATCAATCAGATAATAATAAAGGTTGGATTGCTTTTAAATCAAATGATGAAGAAGACCCAGTAACCATGTATGATTGGAATGGTTCTACTTGGGTATCAAGATAGTTGACAATTTTAATTTAATCTAGTAGGTTTAGTCTTTCTAAAGAGAAAGTATGAATCAAAATAAATTTTTAATTTTACCTATATAGATATTTTATGGCGATAAAAAAATTATTTGCCACCCCTATTTGGAGTGAAAAAATAAACTTTAAAGAAATACAGAAAGATAAACTCATAAAAGATATTTTATCTAATTACAAAAAAGACAAGTATCGTAATAAATGGGATTCTTTCGATCAAAACGGTACTCCATCTATTACTCATCTTTCTTATAGAGATGATTGTAACACCAATTTTATTAATATTGATTATAAAAAATACGGATTACAAAAAGTCATAGATAAAAAAATAAAAAAATTTATTAAAACACTTCCTTTAAAAGGTGATATAAATTATGAATGGGGCTTTTCCACATATCATGTAACTACTAAAAATCAATTTATGTCTTCGCATCATCATTTACCAACAGATTTTACATCAGTTTTTTTTATAAAATATGATAAAAAAATACATGCCCCTTTAACATTATATGCACCTTATGGAGATATTGGTTTATACATAGGCATGATAAGACCAGCTTTATTTAATAATGCTAATTTAGATTATTTAAAAGGACACGAAGATATTTATCCAGAGGAAGGGGAATATGTTATTTTTCCCTCTCACATTTTACATAGTGTAAAAGCATTGAATAAAACAAATGAACCTAGAATTACCATATCCGCTAACATTAAAATTGACAGTGTTAACAAAACTCATTATAAGTAAATATATAAAGACATATGAACTTAACAAACTATTATTGGTATTTTCAATCAGCGGTGCCCTCTAGAATTTGTGACGATATAGTTAAATATGGAAAATCTATTTCGGATCAAATGGCAGTAACTGGTGGATTTGGTGATAAAAAATTAAGCAAAAAACAAATAAAAGATTTAAAAACTAAACGAGACTCTAATATTGTTTGGATGAACGATAGATGGATTTATAAAGAAATTCAACCTTACATTCATCAAGCAAATGCAAATGCGGGTTGGAATTTTGAATGGGATTTTAGTGAGTCATGTCAATTTACAAAATATGAAAAAGGGCAGTATTATGATTGGCATTGTGATAGTTGGGATAAACCTTATGTTAGAGAAAATCCTCAAGATCCTACCAACGGTAAGATAAGAAAATTATCTGTAACAGTTAGTTTATCAGATCCAAAAGATTATAAAGGTGGTGAATTAGAATTTAATTTTAGAAATTTAGATCCTGATAAAAAACCAAACATAAGAAAATGTAAAGAAATATTACCAAAAGGATCTTTGGTTGTTTTTCCTTCACATGTATGGCATAGAGTATGTCCAGTAAAAAAAGGATCAAGATATAGTTTAGTTATTTGGAATTTAGGATGGCCGTTTAAATGAAAAATTATCCAAAACAATTACAAAAAGAAGATTATTTTAAATGTCCTATATGGTTTGCTGACGAACCGGCTTTTGTAAATAGTTTAAATAAAGCCTCTGATAAATATATTAAAGAGTCTAAAAAATTATTAAAACCACAAATCAATAAACGTAATAAAAATTTTGGTAATAAGGGAGACATGGGTCAGGTATTTCATTCTACTACTTTAATTAATGATTCTAAATTTAAAAATTTACAAGATTACGTAGGTGCAACTGCACATAATTTATTAACAGAGATGGGATTTGATTTAACTCACTATCAAATATTTATTACAGAAATGTGGGTTCAAGAGTTTGCAAAAAATGGTGGTGGACATCATGCTTTACATACACATTGGAATGGACATATGTCTGGTTTTTATTTTTTAAAAGCAAGTGATTCAACATCAATGCCTATATTTGATGATCCTAGACCAGGTAATGTAATGAATTTATTACCTGAAAAAGATAAAACAAAACTAACATATGCCTCATCACAAGTGAACTTTAAAGTAAAACCCGGAAGGATGATGTTCTTTCCTTCATATATGCCACATCAATATATTGTTGATATGGGTTATGAACCATTTAGATTTATACATTGGAATTGTCAGGCCATACCAAAAGGAGTTTTAAATGTCGTTCAAAAAAAATAAATATAGTGTTTTAAAAAAAGCTGTAACCCAAGAAATGGCAGATTTTTGTTATGCTTATTTTTTAAACAAAAGAAAAGTTGCTGAATTTTTATTTGATCAAAAGTATATTTCACCCTTTACGGAATATTTTGGTGTGTGGACAGATGATCAAGTTCCAAATACTTATTCACATTATGCTGATTTAGTTATGGAAACTTTATTACAAAAAGTAAAACCTGTTATGGAAAAACATACAGGTTTAAAATTATCAGAGACATATTCTTATGCTAGAATATATAAAAAAGGAGATATATTAGCTAGACACAAAGATAGATTTAGTTGTGAAATATCTACAACACTTAATCTTGGTGGTGATGATTGGCCTATTTATTTAGATCCAACAGGTAAAGAAAAACAAGCTGGTATAGAAATAAAATTAAATCCTGGAGATATGTTAATATACTCTGGATGTGATTTAGAACATTGGAGAGAAGAATTTAAAGGTGACCATTGTGGTCAGGTATTTTTACATTATAACAAAAAAGGCTCTAAGATGGCTAAAGAAAATGAGTTTGATAAAAGACCATTTATAGGGTTACCTGCGTGGTATAAAGGCTTTAAAATATCTAAATAATATTGTATATAATAATATGGCGGGAGATTCCACCACATCATCTCCTGCCTAATTATTATAGGATTATTATGTTACAAAAAATAGGTTTTCAGCCAGGTATAAATAAACAAATTACACCTACAGGTGCTGAAGGGCAATGGACAGACTGTGATAATGTTAGATTTAGGTATGGAACACCTGAAAAAATAGGGGGTTGGAGTCAATTAGGTAACGTTAATGAAAATGAATTAACAGGTGCAGGACGTGGACTTCACCACTATGTTAATAGTTTAGGTAGAAGATACGCTATTATTGGCACAAACAGAATTTTATATGCATACTCTGGGGGTGTGTTTTATGACATACATCCAATTAAAACTACAACAACGCTCACAAGTGCATTCAGCACGACCAACGGATCACCAACTGTTACAATAACTTTCTCTTCTGGTCATGGTATTAATCCTCAAGATATTATTTTATTAGATAATTTTACTACAATTACTGGATCTAATTTTAGCGCATCTGATTTTGATGATAAAAAATTTATGGTAACATCTGTGCCAACAACTACAACTATTACAATTACAATGCCGTCAAACGAAACCGGATCTGGTGCAACTACATCTGGTGGTATTAGGGTTCAACACTACTACACTGTGGGTTCAGCCGTGCAAGAAAAAGGTTTTGGTTGGGGACTAGGATCTTATGGTGGAGAAGCATCATCTGCTGTAACTACAACTTTGAATGGAGCACTATTAAATGATACAGCAGGAACAGGTGGTTCTGGAACTTCTATTGTTTTAGCAGACGCTACACAGTTTCCTAGCACAGGGACTAACTTTATAAAAGTAGGAACAGAAGAAATATCTTATACAGGAGTTACAAGTGGCACTACATTAACAGGTATTACAAGAGCTGTTAGAGGAACAACAAGAGCTGCACATAGTGATGGCGCAACTGTAACTAATACAACAGACTTTGTTGCATGGGGTGAAGCTGCATCAGGAGATTTAGTTCTTGAACCGGGTATGTGGTCACTAGACAATTTTGGAGACAAAGCTATTTGTTTAATACACGACAGTGCTGTATTTGAATGGGACTCTAGTTTATCAAATGCAACAGACACTAGAGCAACAATTATAACTGGTGCACCAACTGCATCAAGACACATGGTTGTATCAACACCCGATCGTCACTTAGTATTTTTTGGAACAGAAACAACTATTGGTGATACAGCTACACAAGATGATATGTTTATTAGATTTTCAGATCAAGAAGATATAAATACATACACACCTACAGCAACCAATACAGCTGGTACACAAAGATTAGCTGACGGATCACAAATAAGAGGAGCAATTAGAGGTAGAGATGCAATTTATGTTTGGACTGACACGGCTTTATTTACACAACGTTTTGTTGGTCAACCATTTACATTTGCCTTTTCACAAGTTGGAACTAACTGTGGACTTGCAGGACAGAACGCATGCGTGGAAGTTGACGGTGCTGCATA